GCTTTGGTCATCCTTGCGGATCCTGTCTTGTGTCTATCTCAACAACAGCACCGACAATCACAAGACAGGATCCGCAAGGATGACCGAAGCAATGCCAAGCGACGCAACGATTCCAGCGCATTAGCCAATGAAAGCAATGCACGCCTGTTGTGCCTCTCTTGGGCACCAAAACAACCAGCAATTGCAAGGCTTTCAGCGGTTGCTGGTCAAATCTCGGTCAAGCGCCGCAAACTGCTCGCGGATCATACGCCTGACCCACTCAGTAACGGCCTCGCCAGTCGGCTCGATCACGCTGCGCAGCATCGTGTCGTGCTCTGCATCCAGAGTGATCGGCGGCAACACGCGGGCAGCGCGCCGGAAACGGGCCGCGCTGCGCTCTGTTGTTGTTTTTGGTTCACTCGCCATTAGAGCGGCCATAAAACCGTGTTGAACTCGGCATCACCGTCGTACGCAAGCGCAGGGGCTTCAATTCTAATAGCGTCTTGCCAGTAGACGTTTGTAAGCCGGAAGTCAGCAGAGTCGTAAAAAACCCCTCCCGGCATTTCGATAAGCGTTTCTTTCCAGCTATCGGCTTTTGCTGAGATGCCGACCGAATTCAGTGCCCGGATAATTTCTGCACGGTTCATTTTGTTCTCCTGCGCCTCCCGGTCTGCCGGTGGCGTGTTGGTGAGTACCGGCACCCTCGCACCGGCGAGGGACCGATGGGGTTTGTCAGGCGTCGGTCTCTTCGGCCATGCTGCGGTTGGGATGGTTTCAGATGCGCCGATAACCATCCTCTGTAACCTCACAGATGAAAGAGTTGTACCACTTACCCGAGCAGGTTTTGCCATCCCTGCTCCAGTTCCTGAGTTTTTTTTGGCAGCGGTATGCCGCTTCAAGCGATTTGTGATTATGGCCGCAGGTATCGGCTGGGTTTGGGTGGCCTTGCATTGTGCAATCGCGGCCAACTGCTACGGTGTATTTTTCGGGACTGCTCATTTCGTTCCCCTTCGCCTTCCGCGCTGCGGTGGCGTTTTGGTGCCGGTGCCTCCGGCTTGGTTGCCGCGCTGCGGCATGGGTGAACTATACGCATCGTGCATATGCACGTCAACAGGTCAGCACTACCGTTCGTCGGGAACTACCATCCCGAGCACATCCTCGAAATGGTCGACCATTTCCCTGACGCCACGAAAATGGTCAGCCAGGCCGAACAACCGCTCGCACAGCCGACCGCAGCGCAGCGCGGAGGCGCTGGCACTTGGCGCAGGGCGGTTTTGGTGTCGGCGGTTGCACTGTAGGCGGCGCGGTTGGGCGTGGTCGGCGGGGTGTTGGCAGGCGGATCATTCGGCGGGGATCGTGGCGGTGCGGATTTGAAACGACACAGGGTTGGTTTGTACCTGGTCCATCGTCAGTGTCACGGTGCGGCCTGCCAGCACAAAAAAACTGAGCAGGGTGTCATTGCCTGCAGACGATGTAATGGTCTGCGTCATGCTTGATCCGAGCCCGGAGATCGTTACGGTGAAATCAAGTACCGAGTGGTTGATCGGGAATCCCGACGTGTTGATGATCTGGCACAGCAGATCACTGTCGCCAGCCGTCCACTCCCATATTACCGGCCAGTCTGTCGGCGCAGCTGAAAACGTGTGCGGCACATAGTGTGCCGCCTCTGTGATGCTTCGCACGGCAGCATCAAGGTAACCCCATGTCAGCCCACCCGTCGACGTGGAGTAGTCGGTTTCGGCGTGCCCGTTCGCCACTGGAGGTAGTGTGATACCGATGTTACGTCCGCGACTGCCTGCTGCAATCGGGTTGAGTCGGTAGAGTCGGGTCATACGGTCACCTGTGTGGCCAGTGTGCGGCCGTCCGATGTGAGGATCGCGACCACATGCACGCCGGTGGTCATCGCGGATGCTGGGAACAGAACTTTGCCTGCGCCGTCGCTGTAGCGGGTGATCTGCTCATCGAGGGTAGCGGCGGCGCCGACAATCGGGCGGCCATCGGTTTCGGTCAGTGTGAGTTGGTATCCGCCGTCGACCACTTGCAGCGTCAGGCCCTCGTATTGCGCGGCTTCCAGCGCGCTGGATTGGCGCACCAGGCGCACGCTTGGCAGTGATCCGGCAGGCACTTGCACGCGAACCGCGCTGGTGCGCGTGCTCAGGTCGTATTCGCGACCGATCACCATCGCGTCGGCGGTGACGGGCAGCAGGTCGTGCGAAACCGGCACCACGTCGCCGATGCGCAGATCGCGTTCGATGCCGGACAGCGACACCGCCCACAGCGGACGGGCGCGGTGCTGCAGCAGTCGCGTGACCACGCCCAGGGCGACACGCGATGACGCGATCCACGGCGCATCGATCACCACAGCGCGGCGTCCGTGGCGCAACACCCAATCGGGCGCGTCCATCTGCACGGCAGCGCGGGGCGATCCGGCTTCGAACTGATAGCGCAGGGTGACGTCGTTGGTCAGCGCATCAATGTGGGCGCTGGCATCAGCCTGCACGTCACCGGGCAGCACATCCAGCCCGGACTGCAGGCCGTCGACGGGCCACAGGTGGCACAGTCCGCGCGCATCGTCGGACCAGACGGCGGCGATGCTGTTGCACAGGCCGGTGAGGATGGTGCGCACGCTGTCGGTGGTTTCGATGCTGCCGCCGACCTCGATACCGGCCACGCTGCACGCGGCGCGGAAGTCATCCAGCCGTGCCGCCGACACGCCACGGCCTGCCAGCGTGTTGAGCACATCCAGCACGACGTCGGCGGGGTTGGTCATCAGTCGACCGTTGGCGGTTTTGCCACGGCCCCGCGCGATCAGTTCGGCGCCTTCATCGACGGGGCCGTCGAACTCGACCAGCGCCACGGCGTGCCCGGTGCTGTCGGTGGCGTTGCGGTGTTGCCAGTTGCTCACTTGCTGGCCGGACACCAGCACGGCGTCAATGCCGGCCACGGCGTGATCGGCCCAGACGAACGTGCGCCGGTCGGCGGAATACTGCAGCAGTGCGCCAGCCGTCTCGCCGTAGCGATGCGGGATCGGCTGTGCCTCGCGGTACGCATCCCAAACCGCTGTGGTGCGCAGTGGCAGCGCCGCGGTGAGCGGCGTCATGCTTCCACCTGCAGCGTGGCGACATCGGCGGCCAAACGAATCTGCGACACCAGCCCGGAAAACAGCACCACGCCATCCTCGACCACGCGCACCGATGCGCCAAGCGGCGGGCGGTCGGTCAGCAGCTCGCTTGCCTCAGCACCCATGTTGATCAGCGTGATCGTGACATTGGCCGCCTCGCCATCGACATCACTGCGGATCGTCGACACGTTATCCAGTAGCTGCAGGCGTGCATAGTTGGCATCCAGCTCGCTGCGCACAGCAGGATCCGCGTACAACTGCACCAGCGGTTCGGCATCCAGCTCGACCCAGATCATGGCGCGGCCTCCAATTCCATCGACAACGACAACAGGCGTGCCGTGGCCTGTGGTTGATGCCCGAATGTGTCGGTGACATCGATGCTGTCCGGCGTGACGCGCACCAGTGCCGGTTCGGGCGTTCCGGCGCCGATCAGCACGGCCAGCGTGCGGCGATCCTCGCTGCACGCGTGCCCCAGCGATTGCAGCAGTTCATCCACGCTGGCCTTGGCGAGTGCCGCATGCTCGACCGAAACACCATGCCCAGCACGGCGACCCAGACCCGGCAATCGGTAGCGGCGCGTCAGGCGTCCAAGCTCGGCATTGCCGTTGGTGAGCTGTGCCTCGAATGGCGTACCTGCAAACACCCAGGCCACACTGCCAGACGTATCCACGCTGATCCGGTACGCATCGCGTGGCGTGGCAATCGGGATCCACACATGTCCCGCCGTCCACACGACTGACTGCGACAACGGCGTGGTCGCGAAGCCGTCATCGCTGCCGGTGATTGTGATCGTCGCATCGGCGGGGATATCGTGGTCGGCCAACAGGATGCCGGACACGTCGGCGGGATCGTCCGGCGTGAGCTGCAGCACGGTGCTGCCAGTCCACTCCACGCGTCCACCGGTCGGCGTGAGCGCACGCACGGCGCCGTTGGCTGCGCGCACAGAAAACGTCCAGCGGTCGCCTGTCACCCACGACGGCGCCGCACCGCTGGTAAACACCGCCGACAATCCCGACGATAGCGACACCGAGCCATCCACATCCACCGGCCCGGTCCACGATCCGCCATCGATGCGCCACTGCGCCCGGGCACCTTCGACCCGGAACGTGTAGGCGTCACCCAGGGCGAATGGCACCGTGCCAGGCACAATGTCGAAGGACAGCCCGCTGTCGCTGTAGCCCGTCAATGCAGTCAGGTCCAGCGCGTAATCGGCGAGGCGTCCATCGGAATCCCCGATCACGGTCCATGTGAGCGTGTCGTCACCGGTCTGTCCGCCGCTGGCCACAATCGGCGTGGCACGGTTGATCTGCACCGTGATGATGTCGCCCTGCTGGTAGGTGGCCCGTGGCACGCCTGCCAGATCGATGATGACCTCAAGCGCATCGCCATCCACAAACGGCTGACAGGGTGCATCCACACCGAGGCCGAACTCCTGCGTGGATACCGGACGCAGTTCGCCAAACTCGTCCGGCAACATCCGGGCCGAGTGATAGTAATAGCCGGGCTGGAGTGGGAGCAGACCATCTTCGGACTCAAACCATCCTGCAAGTCCGTGGTCGCGCCAAATGTTGTTGCCGTCCAGCCCGGCTCCCTCAAAATCCGGCGAAATCCCCGCTGCCGCGCGCACGTCGTTGAGTGCCGACGTGTAGCGGTTGAGGTAGGTGTCCGTCACTTCCACCGTCACATCGTTGCCGACTGGCTGATTGACCGGCGTCCAAACGACCGAGCCATCGGTGATCGTGGCCGTCTGCCCGACTGACCAGCTCGGCTCGCTGGCACCCGTGGTGCCTGCCGTGGTGCAGACGTAGACGCGACCGGTGTAGGGGTAGATCAGGTCGCCCAGTGCCTTGGCCGCGGTTGCCGTCCAGTACGCACCCATATCACGCCACACGACAGAGCCATCGGTCACCGTGCCTCCCGTGGTGGGCCACGTCGGCTGCGATGCGCCCGAGGTGCCAGCGGTTTCGGCCGTATAGGCATGACCGTTGCGCGTCGTTGGGACAACGATGCCTGCATCGTAGGCCATGGTCGCTGTCCATGTATGCCCGCCAACGCTGCCAATGCGATCGGCATAGGATCGACCGCGCAAGCCATACAGATCGGTCTGCAGTTCGTCGAATGCCGCATCCCACAGGGCATATGGCTTTTCGCCCAGGTTGGTCCACGTGCCCGTGCCGTCGACGACCGTCGCGCCAACCGTCGTTGGCCACGTCGGCTCGGTGCTGTCCGTCGTGCCGCCGCTATACGCATAGCGGTAGCCATTGCTCACAGTCGGCTCGCGCACCACATCCACCGCAATGGCTGCCGAGGCCGACCACGCGGGCCAACTCAGGTCACCACCGGCAATGTCTTCCAGCCCCTTGGCAAACAACTGCGCCGCCTTGTTGGCCAGCTCGATGTCGTAGCGGGCAAAGCCGGGGCCCCAGGGCAGCGTGGTGCCCTCGGGCGCATCGTTGTACGACCACGGCAAACCCGTGTTCGAGCGGACAAAGCTGCGGATAAACGACGTGAGGCGCTGAACGCGGATAATCCGCGATGCCTCGCTCATAGAGTCAACCTCCTCTGGGGCCACGCCCAGGTAATCACTGTTGGGGCCGCCCTCGATGTCTGCCTCTGCGCAGTCACATTCGGCGGGTCGGGTGCGGTACGTGAATCGATAGGTTTTGGCCTTGGCCAGTGCGCCCGCGATCAGGTCCTCCACGCACACGGTCGGGCGCGTGGCGGGGTCGCTGCGGGGGATGCTCACAAAATTGGTGCTGATCGTGCTGGCCGGCGGCGTTGGCGGCGCAGGCACGGTCGGGATGGTGAACCCGTAGGCGCCACCGTTGAATGCTGCGGCTGTCGTGGCGCTGCCCAGCAACCCCGACACCTGACCGCGCACTGTCCACGTCTCTGCGCCGTTTTCAGCGGCGCTAGTGCATTTGATCGTCAGCACTTCGGTCGGTGCCGCCGTGCCCACGCTCACATCGACGACCGCTTCCTTGATGTATTCCGTGCCCTCAGCCGTCTGCGTGGCCACATACGGCCGCGTCTGCACCGATAGCTCGGTGATGCCCTGCCCGCCCGGGCGCAGATCGTTGACGATGGCGCCCTCCACCGTCACCAACGTGGCGTTATCGCGTATCTCGGTCAGCGCGTCGTACAGCGTGACGATTCCGGTCAGTGTGTCGGTGGTGGTGCCGTTGGTGATGCTGATGCTGTGCGTGCCGCTGACGGCATACACCACCGTTCCCGCTGCCACACTGCGCACTGGCGCCGGGCTGAATCCGTAGTGCCACGCGCCCGCACGCCACTGCCGATAGGGCCGGTAAACCTGCGGGTCCATGCTAAAACGAATGCGCGGTGCGGTGGCAGGCACCGTGCCATCTGGGTTGAGCGTGACCGCGCCGAAATTCCATTCGTCGCCGATAAAATCGTTGCTGCCCGCCGACATCGCCACTTGCACGGCAAAATCGGTGGCCGTGGTCGTCAGGCTCGTGCTGTCCACGCTCAGGCTGATGTCGTTGCCCGCATCGCCCGACACCACTGCCACCAGCGTGGCCGACTGAAACGGCAGCCGCGCGAATCGGGTTTCGGTGCCCAGGTCTTCGAGTGTGACGACGAACGTCTGCGCGTCGACCGTGCCCGCTGCCGACAGGTCAGACATCACGCCATTGCCCACGCCCGAAAACTCAGGTGCCGACACCCGGCGCGTGGTGCCGCCATCGTCGACAATTTCCACATCCAGCACGATGTCGCTGGTGCCCGTGTAGTCACCCGACAAACTCACCACACCGCCGCCCGCTTTGGCCGTGGTGTCGGTGCGCACGTAGTCCCGCGAGGCCACGGTGTTGGTCGCCGAAATACCCAGCGCAGACAGTTGATTGCGGTCGTTGGTGATGTAGCGCACGGTTATCGGGCTCCGATGTAGAGTCGGTTGATTCGGTCGAGCGACGGCTTGAGCTTGCGCACCAGCGCATCGGCATCCAGCGCATCACCCGAAATGTTGATCACGATGCCGCCCGGCGTCGGCAATTGGCTGCCCTGTGTGCGGGCGCTGGTTACAGTGGATGTCACCGAGGCACGACGGCGGTCGGATTGCTCACGCTCGGCAGCGGCTTCGCGTTCGGCGGCGCGCTTGGCCGCAATCTGCGCCATCTCACGGGCGAACTGTTCCTCGCTGCGGCGGCGCGCTTCGGCGGCCTCGGCGGCACCAGCAGAACCCGCCGTCGCGGCCAATTCCTCGATCTGCGCCAGGCGGTCTTGGTGCTGACGTTCCAGCACTGCGGACTCGTTGCCGGCAGCGCGGTCGGCTTCGTCCTGCAGCTCGCGGTTCAGCGATTGAAGCTCTTCCAGCGCGCTCTTGGCTTCGTCGCCGATGCCAGCCACCGCCGCTGCTGCTGCCTCGGCTTCCGCCTTGAGCTTGCTCAGCGTGGCTTTGTCCAACAGCTTGAGATCATCGCGGGCGTTTTCGGCACCGTTCTGCACCGCCTCGATATCCTGCACCAGCCGCGCCGCCTCATCACCGGCACGAGCCAGATTGCCACCAAACCGGTTGCCGAAATCGATGGCGGCATAGCTGGCTGCGTCCGTCACGTTGCCCACTTCACGCAAGTCACGCGACAGTAGATCAGCAGCGGTGGACGCGTTCTGCAACTCGATGCGGGTCTGGATGCCAGCGTCTTCGAGGTCTTGGAACAAATCCGTAAGCGACTGCCCCACACCGCCGCCCTGCCCCGTCTGGAACCGGGTAAACATTTCCTCGGCGGCGGCGCTGGTGGCGCTGAACTCTTCTTTGAGCTGCACCAGCCGGTTGATGTAGGCACCGACAACGCCGTTGCCTGCGGAGGCGGCGTTGCTCACTCCATCCACGCCGCCGGATGCGCCATCGGCTGCGGATTCGACATCCTTCAATGCGGCAGTAGATCGCTTCCCCGCATCTTCCAGCTTGGTAGCCGCGCCTGACCCTGCATCACCAAGCCCATCCAGTGACTTCTTGGCATCGCTGATGCTTTTGTTCAGCGCCGCAATTTGTGCATCGACGTCGCGATACTGCTGCAGCAGCGGGCCGTTGTAGTTGGGGTCTGCAGCAAACGCCGCAGCCAGTGCGGCCTGCATGGCAGTGGCCTTTACCGACAATGCTGCTCGGGTGCTTTCCCACTGCGCAATGATCTGCCGTGTAGCGCGCTCGCTTTCGGTGGCGGCGCGGCCAAATGCCGTTTTACCAAGATCAAGGTCTTTCAGCTTGGTATCAACCAACGCCATCGCAATGGCGTAGTCCTCAATGCTCAACTTCCCACGCGCAAAGGCCGCCTCGATGGATCGCCCTAGCGCGTCGACCTCTTCGCGTGTCGTCACCTTCGACAGCGCGCTCTCGAACGCCATGCCGACCTGTCGGGCGCTACTTTCCGCCGACTCAGCAATCGAATCGAACGCTGCGATCAGCGCGAACCCTTCTTTTGTGATTCCGCTAGATGCAGCCTTGGCGTTGACTTCCAACAGCGCCATCGCATCCGCGACAGCCTTCGCTTCCGCGCTCAGCTCGGAACCCTGAAACGACTGCTCAAGCTCTGCGCCTGCCGTGCTTACCGCCAGCATCGACTCACGAACATCCGCAAGCCGATCCTTGACCTGCGCCAGTTGCTCGATCTCTTCTGCGGTCGCCTCGCCAAGCCCGCGCTTTGCTGCCAGCTCTTTGCCCTGGGCGACCAGTAGGTTTTCCAACCCCTCAAGTTGCTGTGCATAGGCGCTGCGCTGCTCTTCATTCAGCTTGCTGACTTCCTGCGCGGTTTTCAGCGTGACGTTGCTGTAGTTGCTCCACTTGTCCGCTGCCGCCGCCGCTGCATCGCCGGAATCTCGCAGCGAGTTTTCCAGCTCTGACAACGACTCGCCTGCATCGGTAGCGCGCCTATACAGCTCGTTCAGTTCTTCACCCAACAGCGCGCCGACTTCATAGCCGCCAACCGCTGTGCCTGCAACGATGAATCCCTGCAGCGAATTCGCAAGTCCAGCCACTGCCGCCGCCACTTTGTTGGCGACACCCGTCACTGCCGCCGTCGCGCCGATGGACTGCACGCCTGCGACAAATTCCGTTACCTTGCCAACCGAGCTTCCTGCCGCCGCGCCGATGGCCGAAATGCCCGACGCCAGTGCGGCACCCGCCTGTGCCACCTTGAGGGCCACATACGCTTTCGCCAACAGCAGGATCGCACCGCTGTATTCGCGAACAAACCCAACCGATGACTTGATCGCCTCGGACGTGCCGACAATTGCATCGCGAATATCAACCGCCCAGATTTTCAGCGTGCCGTTGGCGCCAAGCGCCTTTACCTCGGCATTCAGCGCCACCAACTGCTGCTTGAAATAATCCAGCACACCCGCATCCGACACTTCCTGCAGGAAGTTCGCAAACGCATTCTTGGCTTGCGTCACAAGCCCCGACAACGTTCTTAGGCCACGTGCCGCTTGGCCTTCGGCGCTCTTGCCAATCTCGTTCAGCAGTGCCGAAATCACGTCGCGACCGAGCTTTCCTTGCTCGCTGAGCTTCTGCAGCTCCTGCACGTTTTTTCCGGTGGCCTGGGCGAGCAAATCCCACACCGGCACACCGCGCTCAACAAGCTGCAGGATCTCTTCGCCCTGCAGCTTCTGCTTTGCCCATGCCTGACCAACTGCCAGGATGATGCCGTTCAGCGTCTCTTGCGAGCCGCCGAGCTTAGCGTTCTGGTCGATCAGTGATTGCAGCGACCCGTTG